TTGGTGCCATGAATAATGACCATTTACTCCTGCTCTATAACGTGTCAATTGTTGTGGTTCAGCGGCCGTAATGTCATAACGCCAACCAGACTTTTGATTTGCCTCTAACATAAGAGGCCAAACTAAATCATAAAGCCATTGTTCATTAAGCCAAACAACCTCACTTATTCTTTCCTTCTTATCAACTCCAAACTCTCCCTTTCTACCAAATATTCTATCTTCCTCAGATGTTTCGCCAACATCTACAGAAGCATCTTTCCAAGCTTCTTTACCCAACCTTATTATTTTATTACAGGTCTTTTTAGGTATTGCCTTTGGAAAAACAAATCTCTCATTTACGAACTTTCCTTGGGCTGTTGCTGTTCCTACTTTCATTTCTTTTTCTCCTCATCATCTTTTTTAACCATTCTTAATTTTTCTTTCTTAGCCATCACTTTTTCCTATTGCAGCATAAAACAACGCTGTCCACGAAACAGGAAACTTTTCTTTTGCAAGATCATGGATCTCCCAAGCAACATTTCTAGTTTCTTCTTGAGTGTCGCCCTTACATCTTAAATTGCATACTCTAGCAAAGGCATATAAAGTACCAGTCCAATACCACTCTGTATATGTGTTCTGTGGTAGTACCATACGGGCTTGTTCGGGCGCTACACCGGCTTCTAATAAGGTTTTGTATGTATGCATAGCTAACTCACAGGTCTTTCTTACACGCCCTCCTGTTCGTTCTCCTCTACCTAACCAATCAACAGTATCATCAGACGAACCTTGCTTTTTATCTTCAGCACGACCTCGCCAATGTTCTGGATACCAAAACTCTGGGTCATCATCTACATATCTTCGGCTCACTTCATTCCATACAAGACCTACCTGATGCTTGACTAACTGCCGTGCAACAAATATAGGTGCCTTAATGTGAAATGATAATGTGCAATGTCCAAAGGGAGTCCAATGTCCATGTTTCGCTAAATAACGAATCAGTTTCTTATCTCCCTCAGCTAGTTCTAAAATACCTTGAGATGGTATAAATTTTTCCCATTGAGATTTTTTGTTAAAGGATACTCTTGCCGCATTAGCTACAGACAAATCATTTCCCATCGAATCTATTAGTGTTACGTTAGTCATCTCTATAAAGATCGTCTAAGTCGTCCTCCATTACATTTAATGCAGGTCCTTTCAATCTATCACCTGTTGTTCCTAATTTCCCTTGATCTACCCAATCTTCTTGTTTAGTTTTGGGCTGCCACTCTTTATTGTATTCATACTCATTAATAGTTTCTTCATGGAAAATATGGTCCCCTAACACTTCACTTTCTACAGCATCTTCTGGACCCATCTCAATAAGTTTATCATACGCTTCTGATTTAGAATAAGCTTCAATAAGGTATACTTTCTTAACTAATTCAACTGTCCTAATAACGTACTTAGTCATCAGTCAAAGTCTCCACTCTGTAACCATCAAGCCATACATACTCAAATTTTTGTGTCATATCAAGTTCCTACCTTTTTAATATATTTCCAACACTCAGTACCTTTAGGCCATTTCTGATTTTCTTTTTCGTGATACCACTGCCAATCACCTTCACCATTCTCAGCTAGCCAACCCTGCATACTATCATACTGCACGACCTTTACAGCAACGTGCTCACCAGTCTTTTCATTCTCCAACACGATCTGTTGGCCTCGTCGATATATCATGCCTGATTTACCCAAACCGTGCTCCTCTATAATTTCTGTAATATTCATAAAAAGGTTTCAGTCAAAAAATTTCTTGCCGCTTTCCGACCCCTAACTTTTGTTTGGAAAGTTGATTTTGACCACAATAAAAAAGAGGGCAGGAGGAAGGAAGGACTTGGGTTCACCTTCAACCGACACCAGCAAACTACCGTTCTGATAGTTTCGTCGGAACTGTGTCCCAGCCTGTCGGCTGATGTGACACCATCGGGTTTCCCCTAGGCGCCTGAGTACCACCTCTGACACACAACATTATCTCCGCTTGCTAGGGAGATTATTATGTCAACTTCCTCCCCCAACCGTGTGCCCACAGTCGGGTGCCTTTTTTCATTCTGTTGCGCCTTTCCTCCAACGATAATCAGTTTTACTTCTGTACTTCTTTTGATTATACTTGTTCACAAGTTCATCAGTTAATTCTTGTAGTCTAGGGACACAAGTATCATTTGTCCACCGGACTAACTCTGCGTTATCATACTCCAGCGATTTAATCTTCTTATCCGCCTCTTCCAGTTTATGGGAGAGATGTGCAATTCTACGCCGTGCTTCATCTATATAAGATTCTTTTTGTACTTCACTCATTTCTTAACTCCGTCGCCTTTTCTAATAACATCTGTTTACATTTAATTATATCAGCTTTTACAAAAGGTTCATACTTTTCTATAAGTCTACTCACCTTTGGCCAAATATAATTCTCGTCAATCTCTTTATCAAATCTCTTTCTATAATGCAAAAGTTTTTCCAGTACTACTAAAGTATCTAAACTAATCTTTTTAGATAGATATGCCTTTAGTAACTTTGGATGATTTCCCTTATCACAATTAAATATTATATCAAATTCTGACTCTAATGTCAATAGTTTTTCTGCATCATTGATAAAATTATATTCTATGCTTTGACTACGGCTACTCCACTCTTTCCATATCTTATCATCAAACTCTGATACCCATTCTTTACCAGCTGTAAGATTAGCCACATAGTAGTCTACAATATTGATATTTTTTCTTACTAGTCTTTTAAAAAATCTCTTATCAGTCCTCTTATCAAAACTTGCGGGTGTTGCATTATGCTTACCATTATATTTAAAGTAGTCGTAGTGATCTGTAGTAAAATGGAGCTTGAGTGCCAAGAACTGGCAATACGCTTCAAACTCTGTCATAAAGGTAGCTGTGATGTTTTAGGTAGGTAATTTAATCTTTCAGCATCTAATTGAATTTTCTCTTTTAGACTCTTATCAATCCATTTAGTTACAGAAGCTGGCTCTAGCATATTCTTTTCACAATAATATATAATTGCTTCCATATGTGTAAGGTTCTTAGTCCTTACAAGCTCATCAATTAGAATAGCAAATCTCTTTGTTGTAACTTTCTGTTCCACCATAATATAATCCTCAATAAAAATGAGCCCGTTTGATAACAAGGTGGAGCTCATACCCCGAATGAAATTATGCCGCTAAGGCAAAATCATTAAAATAAAAGTCATCATTGGCTTTTATGTTTTTGTGTCAGATTCCTCAGAAACATCTTCGTCCGTACGTCGATCCTGATTCACCCCCCTTAATTCGGTGTTTCTATCGTCGGGTAATGCTCCTTGCATTCCCAATCTACTCCATTCAGTGGGCGTATAGTAATAATAGGATGGCTTTGGACTTATAACTCCATGAACAGTTCTACCTGTCAAATCCATCCTACGTTCCTCTTCAATTCTTCGCACAGTCTTATGAAATTCAAAGATTCCATCGTAGCCTGTGCGAGTGTTGGTGGAGGTGGCCGGTTCTGCCCCGGCGTCCGTCCCGTCTACTAATGATTCGTCATCAGTATCTTTCACATAGTTATTTATCTAAATCTAAATTCAGATAAAATTCTTCCATTATCTCCTCTAGTAGTGGTAAATAATCAGCAGTTTTCTTTTCGTAAATCTGCACTGTACCATTTTCAGCTACCATCATAATAACAATATTTTCTATTGTCATACCAGTATGCTCTTCAAACATCGTTGCATAAGCCGCACACTGAATAAAGTAATCTTCAATCCACTCCTCTTTCTTTTCAGTAGTAGTAGTCTTGAAGTCTACGATGGATAACTTACCCTCGTACTCACCTATAAAGTCACAACGTCCTGCCACCTTATATTTTGGTGAGTGCATCGTCTGCTCTTGCATAACGACCTTTGTGATCTTAGTGTTTAAACTTTCTTTGATCTCGCCAAACATATGCCAAGCCAAGAAATGCTCAGACTTCATATCACTGATGTCGCTGTTCTTCAGATAGGTTTCAACTATGTTATGAAACACTGTACCTCTGCGTGCTGCCTTACCAGAAACAATACGAGCTTGCTCTTCACCAATACGGTCACGCCATCGTTGTAGCCCTTCTTGTTTCCCAGGCCGTTTACCTAGTACCGTTGTGATACTAGGATACTTGAGGCCATCTGGCGCCTCATAGAACCTCATCCCGTGGAGTTTATGTACAGGCAACTCCGGGAAGGGTTCATAACCATTTGTGTGTATAAATTCCATAATATATTACCAAGTA